TTGCTGGCCAGCACCATGACGCGCACATTGCAGCCCACCTGATGATGGGCATGTCGCCTATTGTTCAGGCCAATATCCCTGTTGCAACCGAATTGCAAAAGCATGTCTTGGATCACCTTCGTCTGAAGGCCGAGGAAGATGTGGAAGCGGACTTGTTCAAGTCTTACGGCACCGATCCGGACCGCTTAATCTCGGCTATCCAGAAAGAAGGCATGGTTGCTCTGCGTATTGCGGCCAACTTGCAAGAAGTTCGCAACTTGCAAGATCAACTGGCCGGTGGCGAGGGCCCCGATCCGTTGATCAAGCTCAAGGAGGCTGAGATTCAGCAGCGCGCCCAGAACGACCAGGCAAAGATTGCTTTGGACGAAAAGAAACTGGCCCTGGACCAGCAAAAGCAACAAACCAACACGCAATTTAACCAGCAAAAGTTGCAGCTACAGCAGGCAAAGCTCAACCCGCCACAACAGCCAGGGGGAGGCCGCTATGCCGCTTAAAAAGGGGACCAGCAAGCCTAAGAGTAAGGCGGGCAAGCCCAAGATGGCCAAGGGCGGGTCGGTAAAACCGTCAAAAGGGGTCCAGGGTCCTTTTATGTCTGTAAAAAGACGTGATGCCAACCAGTTAACTAAGATATACTAAACTGTCAGTGAGTGCTATCAGACGGAGCCTTGTACCGTCTGCTTTTCATGGAAACCACCATGCTTGAATTTGCAGAAGCAGTTCTGAGGGAAATCAGGAAACTCCAGGATCAATCCAGACAGATTGTCCTGAACGGAACCATCACAGATATGGAGCGTTATCGCTACATGATGGGTCGCCTTGAGGGTTTGAGGATGGTTGAAGACGCCGTGAAAGATTTACTCAAAAAAGTCACGGACGATGCCGACGATCTTCTCAAATGAAAGGTAACTAATGGAAACCGTAGCTATTCCTGAAATTAACATGACCGCCCTAGAGCGTAAATGGGCCGAGGAGGCAGCCAACAAGCCGCTTGCCCTGGACGACGCCTACACAGAGCTGGGTTTTGACCCAGAGAAACTTGACCAGGCGGTCATTGACACCATTCCCCAGCCCAGCGGGTGGCGCATTGCCATCCTTCCCTACCGTGGCGCCGAGAAAAGCAAGGGCGGCATCGTCTTGGCTGAAGAGACTCAGCGTAAATCTCAGCTCGGCACCGTATGCGGTTACGTCCTGAAGGTGGGGCAACTGGCTTACGCTGATGAATCTAAATTTCCCACAGGCGCTTGGTGCAAGCAGGGTGATTGGATTATCTTTGGCCGTTACGCTGGAGCGCGCATCCCAATCGACGGGGGTGAGATTCGTCTCATCAACGACGACGAGGTACTTGGAGTGGTGAACAGTCCCGAAGACATTTTGCACATGTAAGGAGCAATGGTATGAATCAAGAGTTGGAATTTAAGATAGGCGAGGACGAAAAGCCCGCCACTGTTTCTATCGGGGAGGATGGCGCGGCCGAGTTAATGGACAAGCCACAGAACCCCCAGGTAGAAACAACCTCGCAGGCGGCCCCTACCGGCGAGTTGGAGCAGTACAGCGAGAGCGTCAAAAAGCGCATTGACAAGCTAACCGCGCGCCTGCGCGAGACCCAGCGCCGTGAGCAGGCGGCCGTGGAATACGCCAAGAGCGTCCAGGCCCGCGCTACGCAGCTTGAGCAGCAGTACATGAGTGTGGACAGCGAGCGCCTGGGCGAGGCGACAGGCCGTGTCCAGACGCAAGTTGTTGCTTTAAAACAAATTATCCGCAAGGCCCGTGAAGAAGGTGACATTGACACCGAGACGGAAGCCCAGCAGCGTCTGACTTCGCTTACTGTGGAGCAGAGCCAGATTGCCTATGCTACCCAGCAGCGCGAACAACAGACGCAGCAGTGGACTCAGCAACAGCAGACTGCGGCACAGCAGCCCCAGGTGCAAGTACAGCAGGAAGTCGACCCACGGGTCGAGGACTGGGCTGAACGCAACTCTTGGTATGGCAGGGATACTGCCATGACGCATGCTGCGTGGGGCATCCATCGACAATTAATTCAAGTCGAGGGGTTTGACCCGAGCAGCGAAGCGTATTATGATGAGCTTGACAACCGCTTGAAAGACACCTTTCCTCAAAAGTTAGGTCAACGTCAGGCGCTAAATAACAGAGCCGCCAAGCCCGTGCAAACGGTGGCACCTGCATCCCGGTCATCGGGTATTAATAACGCACGCCGCACTGTCAGATTGACACCAAGTCAAGTTGCCATTGCCAAAAGACTGGGTGTTCCTCTTGAGGAATATGCCAAGTACGTAAAGGAGTAAGACCATGTCAGACGTCAAGATACCTACACTCAATCGCAATTCTCGCGGGACCGAATCTCGGGAGAAAGATGCGCGACGTAAACCCTGGGCTCCCCCTTCACGACTGGATGCGCCACCCCCGCCTCCTGGATACAAGCACCGTTGGATTCGAGCTGAAGCCGGTGGTATGGACGACCGCACGAACATCTCTGGAAAGCTCCGCGAGGGGTATGAGCTGGTTCGTGGGGACGAGTACCCTGACTATCATGTTCCAACTATGGAAGACGGCCGACATGCTGGTGTTATCAGCGTGGGAGGTTTACTTCTAGCTCGTATTCCGTTAGAGACAGCGGAAGAACGCAGTGCGTATTACCGCAGTAGAGCGAATGACCAATTGCAGGCGGCCGACAACGAGTTGATGAAAGCGAATGCTCACAACAGCATGACCATTCAACGACCCACACGTCAGTCTCGCGTTTCCTTCGGCGGCTCTAACAAGGGCTGACGAATCCAACTTTTTTAAAGGAATGACAAATGGCTAATACCGACAAGGCTTCTGGCTTGCGTCCTATTGGCAATCTTTCTGCTACTGGTGCACAGAAACAGTACGGCTATGAGATTGCTGATAACCAAGCTGGAACAATTTTTCAAGGCGACCTGGTTGCTCTTGCCAGTGGATTTATTACTCGGTTTCTTCCAGCTACACACACTGCTGCGGTAGGCGTGTTTAACGGTTGCAACTACATTGATCCCACTACAGGAAAACCCACGTTTAAGAACTTCTATCCAGGCTCTGTCAACATCACAGCAGGAAAAATTGTTGCTGATGTGCTCGACGATCCTAGTCAATTGTTCTTGATTCAATGTGACGCAGGTTTTGTTGCTGCTGATGTGGGCAAGAATGCAGACGTGATTGGTACAGGCGGAAGCACCACCACTGGTGTGTCCACCATGGAACTAAACTCTTCCACGCTTGCTACTACAGCCGCTTTAAACCTAAAGACCGTTGGCTTGTACAACGTCCCAAGTAACGAGTTCGGCTCTTTTGCCGTGGTAATAGTCAAGATCAACGAACACGTGTACGGTAGTGCCGGTGTTGCTGGTCAATAAGGAGATAAATCATGGCAATTTCACGTGCACAACTGGTAAGTGAGCTTGAGCCTGGTCTCAATGCGCTGTTTGGCCTCGAGTATAAAAACTACGAGAACCAACACACCCAAATCTACTCAACCGAGACTTCAGACCGCGCGTTTGAAGAAGAGGTGATGGAATCGGGTTTTGGTGAGGCTCCTGTGAAGACTGAGGGCGCTGGCGTTTCATACGACCAAGCGCAAGAGGTCTTCACTGCTCGCTACACCCACGAGACCATCGCTTTGGCGTTCTCGCTGACCGAAGAAGCCGTTGAGGACAACCTCTACGACCGTCTGTCGGCCCGCTACACCAAGGCTCTGGCCCGCTCGATGGCTCAGACCAAGCAAATTAAGGCTGCGGCAGTGCTGAACGGCGCTTTCACCACCTCTATCGGTGGCGACGGTGTTGCTTTGTGCTCTACTTCACACCCTACTTTGTCGGGTCCTAACCTGTCCAACACCCTGGCTACGCCTGCTGACTTGTCCGAGACCTCCTTGGAACAGTCTTTGATCGACATCGCAGCGTTCACTGATGAACGCGGCCTGAAGATCGCTGTCCAGGGCCTGAAGTTGATTATCCCCAAGGAGTTGATGTTCACTGCTGACCGTATTCTAAAGTCCACGCTTCGCGTTGGCACTGCTGATAACGACGTCAACGCCATCCTCAACAAGGGCATGGTGCCTCAGGGCTACGTGGTCAACAACTTTCTGACCGATCCAGATGCGTTCTTCCTCAAGACTGACGCTCCTAACGGCATGAAAATGTTTGAGCGCGTGTCTATGAAGACTGGTTTTGAAGGCGACTTCGACACTGGCAACGTCCGCTACAAGGCTCGTGAGCGCTACAGCTTCGGCTTCAGCGATCCACGCGGCTTGTTTGGCTCACCTGGCGTCTAAGCAGCACTAAGAAAAGGCCCTTCGGGGCCTTTTCTTTATTTGTAAATGGTGTATATTCACTCTATTCCGGGCTTTCCGGTGTATCAGACAGTCCCGGCTGACGTTCATGCAGACTGATACGCCTAACTTGCATGTAAGGAAAAATCATGGCATCAACCACCTTCTCCGGCCCAGTCACGTCCACCAATGGCTTTATTGGCGCATTAACGGGTAACGTAAC